AGACTGAACAGACTGCAACCATTTCCTAACTAAAAAGTCTTGGGGGCGGGGCAACTTGCCCCCTTGACACCTGTTATAATTTATGTTATAAGCAATAACCTTTGCCGGGGGTAAATACACTATGGCAGCTAAAAAGTCAAAAAGTCCTACACCTAAAAACAAAGCTTTGTACTCGCGGGTCAAGGCCGAAGCTAAAAAGAAATTCAAAGTGTATCCAAGCGCATATGCAAATGCTTGGCTAGTTAGAACCTATAAAAAGCGTGGTGGTACTTACGCTTAAAGTGGAGAAGTAAAATGGCGAATAAGATGACATCAGAACAGATGATTTCACGAATTTATAATATGACTCGTGGTTTGGTTTCACCAAAATATGTAGCTGCGGAAGCTGGTTCAAAAAAGAAACAAGCTAAAAGAATGGGCGGCAAAGTTGCACCAAAGAAGATGATGTACGGCGGTAAGGCTAAGAAGAAAAAGTAGGCATGGCTAAACCAAAAGGCGGCTTAACTAAGTGGTTCAAGGAAGACTGGCGGGACGTAAAGACCGGCAAGAAGTGCGGTCGCTCTGGTTCAGAGAAGAAGAAGCGTCCTTATCCAGCCTGTAGACCTGCCAAAGTCGCAAGCCGTATAACCAAAAAAGAAGCAGCTAAAAAGACAGGACCAAGCAAAGTAAAATGGTCTGTTACAGCTTCCGGTAAGAAAAGGAAGAAACGTGCCACCAAGAAAGCCTGACAATATGCCAGCCCGTAACAAGAAGAACTACCGTTCTACTAAGTCGGGTGCTGGAATGACCAAAGCCGGTGTAGCTGCTTACCGCCGCAAGAATCCCGGCAGCAAGCTAAAGACTGCTGTTACCGGAAAGGTAAAGCCGGGAAGTGCTGCAGCTAAACGCCGAAAGTCCTACTGTGCGCGGTCTGCCGGACAGATGAAGAAGTTTCCTAAAGCAGCAAAAGACCCGAACAGCCGTTTGCGTCAAGCCCGTAAGAGGTGGAAATGTTAAATTTACTGATCGGACCGATTACAGATCTTGCCGGTACATGGTTGAACGGCAAAGTCGAAGAGAAGAAAGCCCAAGCCCAGACTAAAGTAGCTAAAGCGCAAGCTGAAGCTATCGTCATGCAAAAGAAAGCAACTGGCGAAATTGACTGGGACTTGGAGATGGCAAAAGGGTCAGCAAGTTCGTGGAAAGACGAGTGGCTGACTATTTTATTTAGTATTCCTTTAATTCTTGCCTTCGTTCCCGGAATGGAAGAGGTGGTAGCAAATGGCTTTGCACGACTCAACGAAATGCCTGAATGGTATCAATATTCACTTGGAGTTATCGTTGCGGCTTCTTTTGGAGTTCGTAGCGCAACTAAATTCTTCGGTAAAAAATAATGGCTGCAGAAAAGATACTTGAATGGAAACTTCTACCCCGATTTATGATGCTCGTAATGACGCTAATGAGTTGGCGTGTAGTCGAGTGGTTCATGTCCTTACAAGATCCCAGTGCAGCACAGGCTGGTTTAGTATCTGTTGTAACTGGCGCAATGACAGGAGCGTTCGCCGTGTGGATGAATCACGAAGGTAAACATCCCGGAACATCTAATCATCGGATTACGGAGACACGGAAATGAAATACAATACTTCGCATTTCCTAGATAAACTTATCGAACACGAAGGTATGGTCCTGACTGTCTATGAGGACAGCTTGGGTATCGAAACTATCGGAATTGGTCGTAACCTCAAAGACAGAGGTATCACCAAAGAAGAACTAGAATACATGGACATCCCTAGCATGGCGGTTGTCTATGAGCACGGTATTACTGAAGCTGATGCACGGTATCTTGCCCTCAACGATATTCGCATCGTAGAGAACGAACTTTGTAAAGTTCACCCGTGCGTAGAAAACCTAGATTCTGTACGTCAACTAATTCTCATGGACATGGCTTTTAACATGGGTGTCCCCCGTCTGTGCAAGTTCAAGAATATGTGGAATGCTATTCACGAGGGTCGGTTTGATCTAGCAGGAATAGAGATGATGGATTCCCGCTGGGCAACGCAAGTAAAATACAGAGCAGTTAAACTTTCAGACGCTATGAAGGCAGGAGAATTTTGATGATTGATTACATCAAAGGCATGGTAGGAAAAAGACAAGAGACTTTAGGTACGAAACAAAAGCCAAAACAAAAAACAAAACAGAATACGTCTGGTTTGCCAAAACCTTATCCTTCTAGCGCACCAGAAGATATGCACGAAAGCTACTATAAAAATAACATTGACGGCATTAAGAAGCTATACGAAGATCAGGGTATTGAACTTCCTAACTACTTCGATAGTGCCGATTCTTATATCGATTACCGCAAATCTCAAAAACAGTACGGCGGACGGGTACAGCCTCGTGGCGCACAACGCAGTTCGGAGACACGATAATGGCAAAAGGAAGAAAAGCACAAGGCAGTGCAGAAAAACCATCTGTATATGATGCCATAAAGGATGATAGCAAATTTCTTCACACTCCTGCAGGTAGTGCCGTCGGGGAAGAGATGAAAAAGGATTTGTTTAAGTTTATGAATATCGTGAAGGTGACGTAGTGGCACCTAGAGCAAAAACAAAACCCAAAAGCAGAGTCAACGAAGCAGGTAACTACACCAAACCTGCTATGAGAAAAAGACTCTTCAGTCAAATTAAAGCTGGCAGCAAGGGTGGAAAAGCTGGTCAGTGGTCTGCACGTAAAGCCCAGATGTTAGCCGTAGCTTATAAAAAGGCTGGCGGCGGATACCGTGATTGAGTTCATCCTCACTGTTTACATGGGGGCAACCTTAATCGACCAAACCCAACGTTTCAAAGATATTGACAGATGTTTATACTTTGCGGAACGGCTGTCTAACCAGCGGTCTGTTCCTGTAGGAGACGGAAGAAGACTCAACATAACTGCAGTTTGCAAACCTATAGCCAAGTGAGGAAACGATGGACCCGATTACTGCTATTGGAGTTGCTACTACAGCCTACAGCGCAATCAAAAAAGGCTTTCAGGTAGGCAAAGAGGTTGAGTCGATGGCAGGCGATTTGGGTCGCTGGATGAACGCCATCAACGCCGTCAAAACAGAGCACAGTAAAGCAAAAGGCCGTCGGTTCGGGTCTGTCGAAGAAGAAGCCCTAGAGACGTTTGCAGCCAAGAAAAAGGCTGAACAGATGGAAAACGAACTTCGTAACTTTATCGTAGGCCAGTACGGTGTGAATGCGTGGCAAGACATCATTCGAATACAGGCCGATTTACGCAAGAAACAAAAAGAAGAAGCTATCAGGCTGGCTAAAGAACGAGATCAACTAATATACAATATGTTTATGATTGGTCTTATTGTTTTGTTTATTGCTTTGATGGCTCCTATCGTGTGGCTCATCGCACAAAACATTTGACAAACGTCGGTTTTTCTTCTATACTATAGCTTAGAGGAGAACACATGCGAACTCTTGCTATAGACGCCCTGAGACACAAATACGAGGCACAAAAAAAGAATGCGGAATACACTTTTAAACATTGTACAACCGATCTTGGACGGCTCGATGCTGCTCTGGCAGAATGGGTTGACGCAAATCAAAAACTCAACGCAGTCTTTGAGATCGAAGACGACATCGATTTTTATTAACTACCTTGCATTGGCTTTGCTAAATACTGGCAAGCCTTTCACTAAAATTGGTAACTGGTTTTGGAAGAAGCACCGCGACGTGTTCAATTGGAAGAAATAAGATGGCTCCCCGTGCCCCACAGCGAAGCCTCAAGGCTTGGACTAATCAAAAATGGAGAACTAAAAGTGGAAACCCATCCACACAGGGACCCAAAGCAACCGGAGAACGTTATCTACCGGAAAAAGCAATCAAAGCGTTATCGAAGAAAGAGTATGCGGAAACCACTGCTGCTAAAAGAAGAGCAACTAAAGCTGGTAAGCAAGTCGCCAAACAGCCAAAAAAAATCGCTAAAAAAGTACGTCCTCATAGAAAAGTAACCTAGATGTCCATCACCTCATATCCAAATCTAGTTCGCTTAACTAGCACAGGCGATGGTAACCTCGTAGCTTTAGGTGGGACTAACGTAGACGCATTTGGTCGGTTGCGTACAGCATCACCGTTCACGCTATTTGACAGTCAGAATAGATTCGGTATAGATGGGCAGTTTGATACGAGCACATCTGGTAGTGGCAGCACATCTCACTTAGCCAACGAAAGTAGTGTGCAGATGTCTGTGACAACTACTTCAGGCGATGAGGTAATACGCGAAACAAAGCGGGTGTTTCCGTACCAACCCGGCAAAAGCTTGCTTTTTCTTGCCACGTTTGTATTTGCTGCACGGCAAACAAATCTTCGTCAACGGGTCGGTTTTTTCGGGGCTAACGACGGCGTATATTTTGAACAAAACGACACAGATGTGCGCTTTGTTGTACGAACATCAACGAGCGGCAGTGCAGACGATACAGGGTATGTTGCACAAGCAAACTGGAACGTCGATAAGCTAGACGGTACAGGACCAAGTGGTAAAACATTAAATGTAACAACTAGTCCAAAAGCACAAATTTTGTTCATGGATTTTGAGTGGTTAGGTGTTGGCACAGTTCGCTGTGGGTTTGTTATTGATGGGCAGTTTATTGTTTGCCACAAGTTCCATCATGCCAACGACGTAACGTCCGTATACATGAAAACGGCAATTTTGCCTATTCGCTATGAAATTACCGCAACAGACACACTGTCTAGCGGCACTAGCATGAAACAGATTTGCTCTAGTATCGTCAGTGAAGGTGGCTATCAGCAAGTGGCTCAACTAAGTTGGGCACGTATGACAGCAGCAACCACAGTAACTACATCGTTTGAACCGCTGGTTTCTATAAGATTAAATGCAAGTAGTTTAGATGCCGTAGTTTTACCTGCGTATTACACAGTTTTTCCTATACCAAATAACGTAGACTACGAGATAGTGTTACTTAAAAACGCTTCCTTAACTGGGGCTTCCTACAATACGAGCACATTTAATAATGTAGACTACGACGTAAGTGCTACAGCCCTAACAGGCGGAACCATAGTCTTGCAAAACTATACTAAAGGAACTAATCAATCTTCCGGTGATGCCATTGTACCGACAGGGTACAACTTTGATCTACAGATAGGTCGTACTATTGCAGGAACAAGTGATGTATACACGTTGGCTGCTCGTACAATTTCAGGCACAGATGATATCATAGGTTGTCTTGCTTTTTGGGATTTAACAGACGGGAATTAAAATGGCTGAACGTAAAAAACGCACCCTTGCTCTGGAACTCACCACAAGCAATCAAGATATTTATACGGTTCCGACACGATTCACAACCGATATCAACAGTATCTACGTTAACAATGCTTCCGGCTCGTCGGTTACGTTTAGCCTAGACTGGTACGAAGCATCGACCACAACTTATCACACTCTTGCTGAAACAGTCGAACTGCCAGCAAACTCGTTACTGCAGATTACAGATTAC